CTCAAACCTTGTCATGACGTTCTTATGAGATGTTTAAAAGGGATAGATCCCGATTATACTCATAAACAGCACACTCTCGACATGATCAAAATAAAAGATCATGAAGAACCAGTGTCCGTTGATCTAACGGCGGCAACTGATAGAATTCCCTCTTTGGTAACTGCGAACATCTTAGGAGAATATTTTGCTGATCAAGCTTTTGCTGATAGCTGATATAAACTTATGACGCAGTTCAAATTCCGATATTACGATATGGAATTACGAGGACAAAACGAATTGTCTTACAGCACAGGGCAACCTATGGGACTTTACAGTTCCTGACCTGCCATGGCTTTAACAAACCATGTCATTGTCCGCCTAGCTGCTGCTAGACTCGGTTTCGAAAGATACGATCGTTACCAAATTATTGGTGACGACATAGTCATTTTCGACTATGAGGTTTCGTTATCTTATATCGACATATTAGGTGAAATTGGTATTGATTACAATAACCAAGACACGATATGGCCTTATGAAGGAAAGAAACCTTACGAAATTGCCAAAAGGCTTTTCCGTAATGGAAAAGAGGTTTCACCTATAGACTATAATCTATGGAGAACAAACCGCGGCTTGTTCTATTGAAAACATATCAATAGGTACATTCCGTCCGAAGAAATATCTGCTCCTGCTCAGTTAACCAAACTGAGCACTCCTGATAGGAGTTTCACTGCCGCACTACTGATGTGGTACTATACTTCAATAGAAGATTGACAAGTACCTGAGTTCATCTACAATAAGATGACTTCAGTCGACGTGCCTCATTGGGCGCTATTCGACATGGAAAAGAGAAAATTCTCTATCCGCGAAGAATCAGGTAACCTCAAATTTAAGGCCCTCGAGTTAGATGGTAATGACGTCAACCAGATTGACTGATTGCTATTAGTCATTTATCTGAACCGGAGCTCTCAAGCAGAGCAAAGGGAATTTTCAATGCTAATGTGTGATGATAACATCAGGGACAAACAGCTATTTCAAAGAATCCTTAGTGATTCGGAGATCGGGCCTCGCAGATATGTGAGGCTGTATCATAAGAAACTAATTCGAAGTAATAGAGGGTACTTAATAGACATTCTTAAAGAAGAAAGTCATATAAGTATGAAGACAGCAGGTGCTGGTTCTGAGCGAGAAAGCTCAGCAATCAACAACGTTGACGTCTTCAAATTCCTCCGCTATTACAAGGGCTTCAAGGATCATCTTAAAGATGTAAGAGACAGGATAATAATACCCAAATCCTCTATCCTGACGAACCCCTGGAGCCAGCTTGATAATGAATTAATCTTGCAGTGAGAAGAATTAATCTCTCCACTGAGTGATGAAACTCTTATCAAGGTTCAGAAAAGAATTCTCTTCCATAGAGAAAACATCATGAACTCCTCAATAGGATCGAACAACGGCTAGCCAAGTGACTAGCCTCGGTGATCGCCTTTCGGTGTT